GAACAGATACCGTTATCCAATCCTATGTTAATGGCGCTAATGGAGCTTCATATTCTATCGAACTATCATTAGATAAAACGCATTGGATTTATACAGCTAACGTAACTCATGCCAACACCGATCAAGATACAGCATTCATTACTGTAAAACCGGGTTGGGCATATTACAGAGCAAACGTATTTTCTATTGGAAATAATACTAATTTAGTTTTAATGTCTGGAGAATAACGTGTCTACAGTTACTTTATTAAATAATGATGCTACGCAAGGTTCTACCGCTGGCGTTTATGGTGGATTATACTTGTATCAAGGAAATACTCCTCAAACAATAGTTCCGGGAGCATCTCCAGTACAATTTACTTGTTGGAATTCGGCTAATGGAGCAGTTAGTCAATATAATAACATAGTTCCTTCAAAAATTAATAATAATCTAATACTGAATACACCAGGCAATTATCAATTAAATTGGTCTTTATCGTTTTATACAAATTTAAATACAATACATCTAGAAGTTTATGCTTTTGCTAACGGTTCTGCATTAAAAAATACCGGGGCAAAACAAATGAATTCTACATCAAATCAAATTGTTAACATGTCTGGCGGCGGCCCAATTAACGTTAACTCTTCAAATACAGTAATTGATTTAAGAGGATTTCACGATAACGTTTCTTCAGCAAACATAACAATTACAAATGCAACGTTAAATGTTACTAGAATTGGTTAAAAACGCTTATTTTATAAATAACTTAATAAAACAATAATAAAGGCCCAAAATGAAACTGCTGATAGAAGATATCGAAAATTTCGAGATTCTTACGGAATCGAAAGAAGGTAAAAAATACCATTACATTCAAGGACCATTCATGCAGGCAGAAACTCCTAATAGGAATGGCCGTATGTATCCTATGTCTGTAATGGAAAAAGCTGTCAATTCATTCATTAAAGAATATGTTGAGAAAAATAGGGCAGTAGGTACTTTGGGTCATGAAGACACTCCTAAAGTTTCCGAAACTAAAGTTTCTCATCTTATTACCAGTCTAAAATTCGAAGGTAATGATGTAATTGGCAAAGCAAAAGTATTAGAAACCGCTGCAGGAAAAGAGTTAGCTGCTTTAATTGAAGGTGGCGTTTCTTTTGGTTGTAGTTCTAGGGCATTGGGTTCTTTGAAAGAAGGAGACAATGGCGTAAAGATCGTACAAGACGATTTTGTTATTGCAACTGTTGATGCTGTATTAGCTCCATCTGGAATTTCTTGCTACGTTGAAGGAATTTATGAAGGAGCAGATTGGATTTTTGTTGAAGGTAAAGGTTGGACTGAGCAATACAGAGAAAATGCTCAAAAATTAATTCGTAATACTACCTCCAAAGATATTGAAAGAGTTGCATTACAAATTTTCGAAAATTATATATCAAAACTCTAAGAAACTCATTTTTTATAAATAATATAATAAAACCTATTAGGGAGAATTAAATGGCTAATTTAAAATTATCTGAAGCTGCTGCTGCTATTCTGAAAGAAGAATCAGCTGAGCAAATCTTCAATTCGAATATTGCTGCTAAGAATGCTAAGCAAGACAAGTTCGGTCAAGGTAAGAAAATTACTGCTGACGAACAGGGTGAACAGGATTTAGGCAAAGCTGGCGAAAGAGATGATCAGGCATATACTGATAACGCTAGTCTCGTTAAGCAAACTTCTTATCCTGGTCTCGGTAAAGGCGAACCCATGGAAAAGCTTCCATCTCAACCAGGCGAAACCGAAGGTCGTAAAGATTTAATGCCTTCAGCTATTGCTAGCGAAATCGAAGCATCTGCTCACAATCCAGATCACGTTGATCGTAAAAAGAGCAAAACTCATACCGAAGTTGGTTTCGCTAATAAAGGAGCCATTAAGCCGTATGTTCCAGAATCTGAAGAAGATGAAGAATTTGAAGAAGCATCAGAAGAAGAAGTTCTTGACGATGTTGAAAATATGGAAGAATCAGTTTTCGCTGAAAAGTATGGTATGTCTAAGAAAGACGCTTTAGACTATATGTATGAAGCAGAATCTGAATGCGAAGTAGAAAAGAAAAAGGCTAAGAAGAAAGAACATCATTCCATGAAAGTTAAGGAAGATATGGATGCACTTTTCTCTGGCGAAACTCTTTCAGAAGAATTTAAAGATAAGGCAGCTGTCATTTTCGAAGCAGCAGTCCAAACAAGAGTTGATGACATCAAGGTAGAATTAGAAGAAGAATATGCTGCAGAATTTGAATCAGCAGTAGCAGTTATCGTAGAAGATTTTACTAATAAGTTAGATTCTTATCTTGATTATGTTGTAGAAAATTGGATGGCTAGTAATGAATTAGCTGTCACCAAAGGACTTCGTACAGAAATCGCAGAAGATTTCATCGGAGCATTACGCGATGTGTTTGTTGAACATTATATTGACGTTCCAGAAGAAAAAGTTGATCTTGTTGAAGGTTTAGTCGAAAAGGTTGAATCCTTAGAAGGTAAACTTAACGAAGAAATTCAAAAGAACGTTGACTTTAAACATCAGATCGCTGAGCATAAAAAGCTAGACATTATTCACGATATCTGCGAAGGTTTAACCCTTTCTCAAAGCGAGAAAATTAAGTCTTTAGCTGAAAATGTTGAATTTAAGTCTAATGAAGATTTTGCCAACAAGTTAGGTATCATCAAGGAATCTTATTTCCCAACTACCATTGTTGCTGCAACTTCTGAAGCTTTAAATGAAGAAATTGAATTCGATGAAGATACATCAACTAAAGCAGTTGATCCGTTAATCGATTCTTACGCAAAGAAAATCGCACAGTTAAATAAATTCTAATAAAAACTAAAAAGGAGTAATCTCAAATGTACTTAGACGAAAGTGTAATTAGCAAGTGGTCTCCTGTTCTGGACCACCCAGAACTTGAGCAAATCAAAGACCCTTATAAGAGAGCAGTAACTGCTATGGTTCTTGAGAACCAGCAGAACGCTATGGAATCTGAAAGGATGGCAATCAACGAAACCGCACCAACCAACGTTACTGGTTCTGCAGTTTCTAACTTCGATCCAATCTTAATCAGCCTAGTTCGTCGTGCTCTTCCTAACCTGATCGCGTATGACGTTGCTGGCGTACAGCCTATGTCTGGTCCTACTGGCCTGATCTTCGCTTTACGTTCACGTTATTCTAACCCACTTAACAGCGGAATGACTGGTCCTGAAGCTTTCTATTATGAAGCTAACACCATCTTCTCTGGTATTGTTGGTACTACTGGTAATGCTGGCGGTTCTGATACCTCTAACAACCCAGTTGCTAACGTTGCTAATACTGGAGCATTCACTACTGGCCGTGGTATGTCTACTAGCGCTGGCGAAGTTTTAGGCAGCGGTGCCCAGGTCTTCCCAGAAATGGCTATTTCTATCGACAAAGTAACCGTTACTGCGAATACTCGCGCATTAAAGGCAGAATATTCACTAGAACTTGCTCAAGATTTAAAGGCTATTCATGGTCTGGATGCAGAAACTGAACTTTCTAACATCCTTTCTACTGAAATCCTTGCTGAAATCAACCGTGAAGTTATCCGTACTATCTACACAGTTGCTAAGCCAGGTGCACAATGGGGTACTGTTACTCCTGGTGTATTTGATCTTGACACCGACTCTAACGGTCGTTGGTCAGTTGAACGTTTCAAGGGTCTTATCTATCAGATCGAACGTGAATGCAACGCTATTGCGAAAGATACACGTAGAGGGAAAGGCAATATCCTTATCGTTTCTTCTGACGTAGCTTCTGCTCTTGCGATGGCTGGTGTTCTTTCTTACACCCCTTCTCTTTCTGCTGATCTACAAGTTGACGATACTGGTAATACTTTTGCTGGCATGTTACATGGTCGCATTAAGGTCTACATCGATCCTTACTTCGGCGGCATGATCAACAATACTGAACTAGTTACCGTTGGTTATAAGGGTACTTCTCCTTATGACGCTGGTCTGTTCTATTGTCCTTATGTTCCTCTCCAGATGGTTCGTGCGGTTGATCCTTCAACCTTCCAACCTAAGATTGGCTTCAAGACTCGTTACGGCATGGTAGCAAATCCTTTTGCTCAAGGTGCTGATACTGGTAATGGTGCTAACATTGGTGGCGGTGCTCTTAATGCACGTACTAACGTGTATTACAGAATCTTCACTGTAAAGAACATCATGTAATAGAAACAACGAAAGTTGTTCAAAAGAAAGGGGGCTTCGGCCCCCTTTTTATTATTCAGCATTTTTTCTCACATCAGCAAACGTATATTCTTTTATAAGTTTACCGTTTTCATATATAGTAATTAGAGCCGAATTTGGCCAATCTTCTACACCAGAATGATATGTCCCATCTTTATCTTTATATAAAGTTACTCTGCCTTTTTTAGAAGATTTACCGGGGTCAGTATATGGATCTTTGAAAACATCTCGCCATTCACCATTAACTTTAATTGCAGAACATTTCATAGCAAATTTCAAAGTATCTCTATTTACCTGTTGTAACAACGCACCGCCTTGTCCAAATAGAATATTGTCTACGCTATATCCTGCTGCATCTGCAAAATAGAGAATCTCATCGATAGAAGTATGATCAATACCATCGCCTTGTAATACTCTAACATTGTTAAGCACCTTATATCCTTTTTCATTAATAGTATGTCCGAAATATTCATCTAGAATTTTAAGACAACACTCAACTATCTTAGAAGGTTTTCCGCTATCAGGACGAACAACCAAAGTAACATCATTATCTATGATATCTTGTTTTAATATAATACCAAATGCTTGACAAGCTGCGAAGATATTATAACTATCACTAACAATAGATATCGTTTTACCTTTATTGAGTTTAATCATATTCCTATACGATTCGTACTCATTCTCTCGTCCCCAAGAAGTTACGGTGCTATGTTCCATAGCAGGGACACTATATCCCGAAATCCCAGCATCGTAATAATCGCGTGCAAAAAGCAGACCACTAACATTATCAGTACCATAAAAGTTGATGAGGTGTGCTGCTCCTCCAATTCCAGAACTTTCAAAACTAGATACACCTCTAGCACCGAAATCATGAAGCTTATAATAAATAATAGAATCATCATCGCCATTTTGTTTCACCCAATATTTAATAATATTCTTAGTTACCCAGCTATTAGTAGCTACCGTAGTTGGATACCAAATTGCCCTTAGTATTGAAGTTTCTAAAAACGTAGTCAACCACCAACATTTTGGATCGGTATTTTCAATAGTTAAAAGAACGTTTTTAGTAGGTACAATTGTTCCTTCTGGTACTGCCTTGATAATTACAGGGAGATAACCATTATGTTCATTTAGAATATATTCCCATCCTTCTCTATAGAACGGTTCTCCATGCGCAGTAATGATTTCTTCTGCAAAATCAATTTCTTCTTTAGTGATGGGATTCAAGAGATATTCTTTAATATATGCCTGTAGACCAAAGAATAGTGTTTTATCCCAAACTCCTCCTCTACTCTCAATATATGAATATACAACTTCAGTACCTTCTGGATATTGAAAAGGCATACTATATTTGTACGAATCTGAATTTAATATAATTGACTTATTCATATCACACCTTATATTTCTGTACTAATGCTTCTAGATCAGAGATAATAGAATTAACCTCTGGAGCAACTTTAATCATTGAACTTAAATCTTGATAATGCATTTCAAGACATTCCATTAATATGGATTTGATTTTACCTTCTTTTGGTCTTTCAGGTAGTTTAGATTCTGCATATAGAGTTTCCAAAGACTTTTCTTTATTCTGAAACCAAGATTCTAAATGATCTAATTCCCATTCGCCATTTCTGATAGAATTTAGAATATCAGAATTTC